TCACACGCGCGGCGTAATTCGTGCTGCGGTCCGAATATCAGCGATTTGTGCACCGAGCGCTTGGAGATTCTGGCGCATATCGTTGAAAACTGGCTGCTCACCCGCGGGATCGCTGATCGTAACGATAGCTGTAAATGGGACGCCATCCTCAGGCATTACTTCGCCAGCGCGAGTCAGATAGTCAACGAAGAGACGCCAATTTGACGAAGGTCCGACACCATCCGGAAAAGTCTTTGCAAGGACCTTTACGGGGCTCCATTTGAGATCATGCTCGATCAGTTCGGCCTCGATCGCAGGAGCTTCTCGCCTAGAAGGAAGATAGAGAGGCTCGAGCCGACCCTTCCAGCCTCCGTTTGCTTGCTCCTGCTGCAAAGTTGCGTTGATGTTGACTCGAACAAATTCCGACCCATAACGCGCATCCAATGGAGGCGTGGAAACGAGAGTTATCTTTGCCCGACCGCGACACTTTCCCCCAGCGCCGACCAGTGATGCAGGCCACGCAAAGCGAAAATTGATCTGCTGGTCACGCCGAATACGCGACGCAAACACAAGCGTGATCGAATGATCACCAGTCTCAAGAATTCTGCTTGCAGACGGTGGCATGCCAAAGCCGACCATATGGCGTGCAATCGGCGCGAGCGCTTTTGATTGAAGAAGCGTTGGAACTTCAGCGTGATGAGCCAACAGGGCGATCAACGTTTCTCGCGACACCTCGCCTTCGATTGCATGAGCGAGCGCAGCCGCAGTCTTGGCGGCGAGGGGCGATGCGTAGCTTGTGCCGCATCCATCTACGATCGTCCCATCCGGCAGGATTGAGAATAGCCCGTGTCCTAGCGTTGGGTGTTGGCTTCCGGCTCCTCCGATATGGGCCAAATCCGGCTTAACACCAGCCCGAAGCCCCGGACCGCGTCGGCTGTAGCGGGTCGGGGCGTAGGCAAGGCACCCAGCATGACCAGGTGGATTTAGTGCGGCAACTGCTACATTGCGTGCACTTTCCGCCGGCGTCAGCAGGCCATCATTGCGGCCGATCGCGAGGTTTGCGAGCGCTGCGGCATGGTCTGCTGGCCATTCGGCGCGCAGATCTTGCGGCTGTATGTTTCCCGCAGAAATGAAGACTACGGCATTGTTGTTCTCGGCGATCTGATCCATGCGAGCGGCATGGGGGCTGTATCGTTCGGGTGCAGCTGGCTGCAGGATATTCAGGCTCATATTAAAAACCCGCACTCCGTGCCGAGCGCATGCGTCTGAAACAGCCGTCTCCATTTCATCAAAGAACTGCGGCAAGCCCACAGGGTAGTAGGAGGAAAATGCGCCAGCCTTCTGCTGATTTGGGAAAACAGCGACGTCAACCAGCTCGGCGCCATCCTGCTCGGAGCATACCTCCGCACCGTTCAACGCGCCGCCCACCGAGATTAGACCACCAATGAATGTGCCGTGGCTGAGATCGGTATCCGCGTCGGCAAGGATATCCCAGCGATCGATAACCCAGTCCGAAAGCGCCTCGCTGATACCACCGTCGATGATGCCAAGCCGAGGATAGGTTCGTCGGCTGTCACGAGTGGGAATTGCAACATTGGTCGGCCGAGTGCGCGGTGCGTGTGAAGGGCTCACCGCTCGCACGACGATACCTGGGAGCTCGATCCGGCGCACCAGCGGATGGCTTTCAAGAAAGGCCAACAATCGCGCATGGCGCTTAGTGTCGGGACTGAACACAGCCACGTCGCGGCGGCGCTCGCCAGCCGAAGGTTCATTTAGCCTGAGGACCGGCTGGTCGCTGGACTGATTGAGCCTAACTGAAAGGAACGTCTGCATTTGACGGTGGCTCGCTAGCCTGTCGACTTCGATGCCGTGATCGAAAGCGTTAAAGCCCGCGACAAAGCTTTCTATGAGGCGCCGGTGCCCGGCATCCAACCTGTCCCATTCAGACCGCGGCGGTGGGCTGTCAAACAACTCCACCTGATAGCTGCTTCCGGTCATCGGGTTTGAGAGCCAAGCGATGGCCTCTTCCACCGAAAATCTACGGCGGTCAGACGGTCCGTAGAGTTCGATACGGTCGATCGCCCCCGTCTCGCTCTTCCGCGCGGACGGATGCGGTTCATCCTTTTGCTTCTGTTCGTTGAAGCGCATCACTGTGTTGACTTCGGCGCGGTCGATCTCCGCTGCAACCTGCCGAAGCATGTTGGGGCGCGCTTCGACAATCATGACGCCGAGATCACCTCCGCCCACCACAGGCGTGCGCTCTTTACGAAACAAGCTGGTGACTGGGCGGTGGCTTTTAGCCCAGGCCTCCCGCCTGAGAATAACCTTCACGTAGCCGACATCGCCTTGCGACTGATTACTAAGAACTCCGGAAATGGCTTCGATCTGCCCCATGAGGGTGGCTCGATGGTTGGCAAATGCAGCATCACGATGCGCGAAAAAATCCTTTCGGCCACCACCACCACCCGCGTCACGGATTTCCTCGTAGTTCTCCGGATTAAGGACGATCTGAATCGGGCTAGCCATTCGCCACCTCACCTTCGCCAGGTTTTGCCGCGCGACCGAGCTGCCGGCTCACTGTTGACTTATCTTTGCCAGCAATTTCCCCAATATCAGCCATCGAAAATCTAAGAATTGGGTCATCCCTCATGACTCGAAATAGATTACTCGAATCGTCGAACAGAAGCGCCCTGCGTTCACTTTGAACCCTAGCTGCGTTCAGCGTCGCGAATTGTCGCAAGGTATCAAGCAATCCCCGCTTGTCTTGATCGCGAACGGTAGTGGCTTTTTTATATGTACGGACGAGGGATTCGATTTCAGCACCAGTCGCTCCTTCAGTAAACCAAGAGATTAACCGGAGATGAATATCAGGAGCCTGCACTGGCGGCATGAAATAGGCAGCGATGGCCTTTCTCATCTCGAAGTCTGGCTTCGGTATCTCGAGTTGAACCTCGAATCGGCGCCAAACCGCAGGATCCAAAAGTTTTGGATGATTGGTGATTCCGATAGTAAATCCAACGTCACGACGAGCATCTAGATTCTGGAGAAGTGCGTTCACGACTCGCTTTATCTCACCGACCTCTTGGGGATCATCCCGAATTTTTGCGATTGCATCAAATTCATCGAGCATAAGAATACATTGATAGCGATTTGCGAAACTAAATAGATTTCCGATATTTCGTGCTGTCGTACCCAAAAAAGAAGACACGAGTCCATCTAATTTCACAAGCACAACAGGAAGATCCATCTGTTGCGCTATCCACAATGCAAGTCGTGTTTTCCCCGTTCCGGGTGCGCCGTAAATTAGGCATGTCTTCGAAGGTCGAATATCGATCTCAGATAAAGCGTCAAAATTTGTCCATTCTTCGATGATGGTCCCAATTGCCTGACTTACTGTTGGGTTGAATAGGGGCGCGACTGGCTGAATGTCGCCCGGAAAGATCACGTCGGCCAGCGTGGCGGCTGTCTCACGATCCACGGGGGCAGGCGTATTACGCGTCAGAACCTCACCAAGAATCCTCGCTTTCGATCGTTCGATACGGCTGGGCGCCAGCTCCTTGGTCCGGTCGGCAGTCGTAAGGATGCTACTAAGTGCCGCTGCCTGCTTTTGATCTCCACCATTTGCTAGCGCATCGCGCAGGCGCTCGACCTGCTTCCGCACAGCTGGGGACGCATCGGCCATCACCGCCCGGCAGAGAGCTTGAACTATAGGAAAGTGTTCCATGGACGATTCCCGATGTCGACGTTCCACAGATACGCCGATGCGATGCATATAACCACCACCCTGGTGCCGCGCAATGGCTTCTTGTTGCAAATTTCCGGAGCTTTGATGCGCGTCGCGCGATAGATCGCCTGCGAAGCGCGGGGGGGGGGCGCAGCGTCATTGCCAGTCTGGCCTTCGTTACGCTGCACCTCGCTTGCTCATTCACCGAGCGCCGCACGTTGCTCAGCCCAGTTCCGAAGAAGGCGCGCCGTTAACGCGCCGGGATCCAGCAGCTTCTTCCCGTCGAGAGCGCCATCGACGAGGTCTGGAGCCAAGAGCGTGAGTTGCAGCAGGCGCCCCAGGTAGCCGCGGTCGATCTTCTCCCCGGCCGCCATGTCCGTGACGGAGCAGTAGACCCCGGTGTCGAGCATCCTTTGATACCGGAACGCCCGTGCCAGAGCCTTCACCAGCGTGGGGTCGGCCCGCGTTGTGACCGGCGCCACGCCATCCGCCATCGGCGTCACTACGGTCTTCCTGCCAGGCCTGTGCCGGATGGCCAGCGGCACTCGCACCGTGATGCTTGTCGCGTTCGTCATGCTGCCGCCATCAGCGCGCCGGGCGAGATGTCGTTGAGATCGCGGACCAGTCCGCCGAGCCCGTCCAGCCGCAGCCGAATGTCCGCACCGGTCGGGCTAACCACCACCCGCTCCACCAACGAGCGTACGATCCTTGCCTGCTCCGCGGGGAAGAGATGCTCCCACAGCGGGTCAAGCCGGTGTAGCGCGTCGTGGGTTTCGGCCTCCGTCAGGTCCGGCGCCTCCTTGCGCGCGGCCCGCCATGTGCCGACCACGATCTCCGGCTGCCGCAGCAGCGCCCGGACTTGGTCCGCCACCGCCGCCTCAATCTCCGCCGCCGACACCCGGCGCACGATGGTGTCGTCGCCGGCGGCGTCCCCCTTCAGCACGCGCTGCGCCACGTAGTAGCGGTAGAGCCGGCCATTCTTGCGGGCGTGGGTCGGCGACAGCGCTCGGCCGTCCACCCCAAAGATCAGCCCCTTCAGCAGCGCCGGCGTCTGCGCCCGATTCTGGTTGGCGCGCACTCGTGGGCTGATGTGCAGCACGGCATGCGCCCGATCCCAGAGCTCCCGCGGCACGATGCCCTGGTGCTCGCCGGGATAGACCTGCCCCTTGTGGGCGGCTTCGCCGACATAGGTGCGGTTGTTCAGCAGCTTGTAGACGTCGCCCTTGTCGAGCGGGCGGCCCGCCTTGCTGGTTGCGCCCTCCGCCCGGAGGCGAGCCACCGTCTCGATGCCCGACCCGGTCTCGGTGAAAATCTCGAAGACCCTGCGCACCCGCGGCGCCTCGTCCTCATTCACCACCAGCTTCCTGGCGACGACGTCGTAGCCGAGCGGCACCTTGCCCCCCATCCACATGCCGCGGGCGCGGGACGCTGCGAATTTGTCCCGGATTCGCTCCCCAATGACCTCGCGCTCGAACTGCGCGAAGCTGAGCAGGATGTTCAGCGTCAGCCGGCCCATGCTGGTGGTCGTGTTGAAGGACTGCGTGACGGACACGAAGGTCACGCCATGCGCGTCCATCACCTCCACCAGCTTGGCGAAATCCATCAGAGAGCGGGACAGGCGGTCGATCTTGTAGACCACGATGACGTCGACCAGGTCGGCCTGGATGTCGCGCAGCAGGCGCTGCAGCGCCGGCCGCTCCAGCGTGCCGCCGGAGAAGCCGCCATCGTCGTAGCGGTCGCGGACCAGCACCCACCCCTCAGCGCGCTGGCTGGTAATGTACGCCTCGCAAGCATCGCGCTGCGCGTCGAGGGTGTTGAACTCCTTCTCCAGCCCCTCGTCAGTGGATTTGCGCGTGTAGACGGCGCAGCGGAGCTTCTTCGTGGTCGCCGGCATGGCCGGCTCGATGCGGGCACGGCGGGTCACGCGTCACCTCGCGCGCGTAGCCCGAAGAACGTCCAGCCGTTCCACCGCGTGCCAGTGATGTGGCGAGCGATGGCGGACAGGGACTGATACGGCCGCCCCTCGAATTCGAAGTCGTTGACGCGCACGGTGACCACATGCTGCACGCCCAGCGCCACGAGCCGGTCGACGGTCTCGGGCTTCAGGCCGCCATAGGCCAATTCCTGGATGCGATAGGCCAGCCGGCTCTGGATGTAGGCCCGGTTCCAGGGCGGTGGCTCCTTGCCGAACAACTCCCGCCATTGGTCCTTCAGCGTAGCGGTCGGCGCCGCCTGCAGCGCAGCGAGCCGCGACAGCACCTGCGTCGGCGGGATCTTCGGGATGGTGGGCGCCGGCGCGGGCGCGGCGGTGGATCGTCTGGTCATGCGAGTCCCTTCCTGTTGGGGTTCGCATGCAGGCGCTGGTGGGCGGTGGAGTGTAGGGGAACTTCTCCCACCCCCCGAGCTATTTCGGCATCGCGCGCTTCATCCTCGGCAACGCGGCTGCGCAGCCGCACCAGGCCCCTGGCCAGGATGCCGCAGACCTCGCGGAGGTGCGGCGGGAGGTGAGCGTTCAGTCCCACGGGCGATGGCTTCATACTTAGCCCTACCCGCCTCGGCAGCGATCCGTCCCAATCAGGCGCGGCGGCGTTCCAACTGAGGCGCGATCCGCCGCCAGGGCTGGCTCAGCTTCTTCTTGATCGTGCTGGAGTCCGGATGTTCGCCACGATCAGCAAACCACGTCTCCATGCGGCGAACGTATTCCGCCAGCGTGGACGGCGGACCGTCCTGGAACATGCTGACCAGTGCCTCAGCCCAGAAGGCATCCCAGTCATAACGCGGTGCTGCGCCACGCGCGGCGGGTGGCGGCGCCACGACAGCGGCTCCGCTGCTGGCCGTCGCCACACCCACCTCCTGCTCCGCCTCGAAGCGCAAACGCTCGGCATGCCGGACGACCAGCCGCTCGCGCGAGACCACGATCGTGCCCGCGTCATCGCCGCGCGCTTCAATACTGATGTAGCGACCTGGCTCTGCCTTGAAGCTGCTGATCGTCTCGGACCCGTTCATGAGGGTGGCCCAGGCCTGCGACTGGTGGAGATCTGCGGCGCCCGAGAGATAGCTGCGCTCGTCCGGGATGTGGCACCAGTCCCGATCATTCACGTCCTCGATGCTGCCCTTCTCGACAGCGAGGCCCGCGACGACGACGGACAGGGTGAGCTCATTGGCCGCGACGAAATTCGCCACGTCCAGTTCCGTCACGCCCCAGCGCTCACAGATCTCGGCCAGCCCATAGCAGGGCTTCCTCACAATTCGGCCGCCCACGACATTCATCCCTTCCCGACAAAGCGCAACCGCCGATACGCTTGCACAACCTTGGCCATATCCTTCCGCATGTCGGGCGGCAGTCGCTGCGCCTCGACGAACAGATCATCCATCCGCACGCCGAGAATGGCGGCGGCGCGCTCTATCAGCTCGTCGCGGGGCGGATTCTCCTGGTCACGCTCGATGCGCGACCAATAGGCCGCCGAGATTTCCAATCGCTCCGCGAAATCGTTCAACCCGATGCCGAGCGCAGTCCGTCGCTCGCGGATGACCGATCCAAAGCTCACCGTTGCTCTCCTTGAACCAGGCCGTAGCGGCTCAGCCGTACGGCGATAAAGCGCTCCGATACGCCAAAATCACCTGCCAGCGCGGCGACCACGCCCTCAATCAGCTCACGCGGATTGTCGCCGGCCAGGACGCGACAACCCTGCCGTCCCCGATGCGCCGCATGCACCGTGCGCAGCCGCTCGGACCGTGCGTGCACCAGCATGCGGAGGTGGAGCTGCACCGGGGGAGCCAGCAGCGCGCCCATGAACTCATTCGCCCGACGCTCGGAGGCCGCGGTGGTCCGATCGAGCAGCGCGCTCGGGCCGGTGGTCACCGCGCGGTAGCGCCGCGCCGGTTCGCCCAGCGCCACTGGCACGTCGAACACCACATGGCCCAGCTCATGCGCCGCTGTGCTGACTGCGAGATCCGGCCGACCGGCCACCATGCGCGCATTCACGGAGACCAACGCCGTGCCGGGCATATCGGGATCCGTCTCACAGACGCCGAGCACTGCCTCCCCGGAGCCATCATGCACGGGATGGTCGAGCTCCCAGGCGACCACGATGGCCCGACCGTTCGCCGACACTGTCCGCGTGGCGGCGACCAGAGCGGCGAGCGGGAGCGCGAATGCACCATGCTCCGTCATGGCCTGGCGGCGCACCTGCGCGGCGACGGCCCAGAGGGTCTGGGCCGACAACGGCCGAGGCGCGCCCGAGGCGGCGTGATGCGGGTACTCAACGGTGATGGACATGCCGGGATCATGACGAATTGCTGTGCGATTGGTCAACAGCATTGTTCCCCTCATGTTCGCCTATCCCCGATATCCACAGGCGACCGGCTGAGGGAGCAGTTCCCGCATGGGTGGGGCGGAAATCGCTGGGCCATCTATCTAATTTCGGACGAAATCGGCCATAAGTCGCTGAATTAGCAATGGGGAATAAATCCCAGGCACCTCCAATTCCCCATTCCGCCCCATTCCGCCTCTCCGCCCCGGCAGGTCGTGTGGTTGCTTCTGGACGTCATAGCCGTACTCCAGGAGCCACCGCGGATGCCCACCCAGCTTTCCCTCGCCGATCTCGATGTCGTTCACCCCCTCGCCGAGCGCTACGCGCGGCGCCTCTGCCGCACCCTCGGGCGGCCGAGCCATGAGCGGGAGGACATGGAGCAGGACATGCTGCTCGACCTCCTGGCGCGGTTGCCCGGCTTCGATCCGGCGCGCGGGACGTTGGCGGCCTTCGCCACGGTCTGCTTCCAGCACCGCGCATCCCGTCTTGCCACACGCCTTCGCCGCGAGAAGCGCGAACGGCACGAGGCGTCGCTGGATGACGCAGTGCCGGGCCAGGAGGAGGAGCTGACGCTCGCCGACATCATCCCCGAATCAGAGGGGTATTCGGCGTGGTGCGGCCAGCAGACCGACGCGGTGGCCGCGCTGGAGCGCCGCCTCGATCTGGATCGCGCCGGCGCCGTCCTGGACCAGCGCGACCACAGCATCTGCGCAGCCCTGACGCAGTGCACGCCGCACGAGCTCGGCCAGCAGGGTCCCCTGCCGCGGTCGGTCCTCTACCGCCGCATCAGGGAAATGCGCCTGCGGCTGCTCGCCGGTGGCATCGCCGCGGCGGCCTGAGACGCATCGGCGAGGGGCTGGGTAGGGCTAAGTATGGACACCAACATCACCGACATCCGCGCAGTGTCGAAGCCTCTCACCGAGGCGTCGCTCTGCACCTGGCTGGGCGCCGCGGCTCCCGGCGACAGCATCACCTATCACCGCGGCGCGCTCGCCCGGCAGGTCTGCCCGCAGTTGCAGTGCCTGCCCGAGCCGGAGCGCACCGCGCTGCAGCGCCTGGCGGCACGCGCCTGGAAGCTGGCCGAGCTCGGCCTCGCCGATATCGTTCAGCGCCGGCACGGCTATGAGGACTACGCCTATATCCTCGTCGCCCGCCGCCGTCCGCGCCGCTACGCATCGTCCATCCTGCCGCTGCTGCTCGCGGAGGCCGCGTGATGGACGCGCCCCGCACCAACCGCCCCACCCTCGACGCGCTGCGCCACATGCCGGTGAGCGACGTTATCGCGCTGCCGGCCGAGCATCTGGCGCTGCTGCAGACCGATGCGCGCGAGGCGCTGGACGCCGCCAAGCGCATGCAGGACTGGATCGAGGCCGCGATCGCGCTCCGCTACGAACAGCGCGCCGTCGGCGCCCGTGCTGCGGCCGGCAAGGATACCGGCACGGTCCGGTTCCAGGACGGCGCCGTGGAGATCGCGGTCGACCTGCCGAAGCGGGTGGATTGGGACCAGGCGCGGCTCGCAGCGCTGTCCGAGCAGATCCGCGCTGGCGGCGAGGATCCCGGCCAGTATGTCGAGGTCAGCTTCAAGGTCTCGGAGCGCGCCTATACCGCCTGGCCGGAGCGCATTCGCGCCGCCTTCGAGCCGGCCCGCACCGTGCGCACAGGTCGCGCCACCTATCGCCTCGCCATCATGTCGGAGACCGCGCGGCGGGACAGCCCACATGCCGCCGGCACCATCCCGATGCAGGGAGGTCGCTGATGGCGCTCCGCATCGTCACGGCCGACGACCGGCTTTCCGCCGCCGCGAACAAGACCACCATGGTCATCGTCGGCGAGAGCGGGTCGGGCAAGACCACGCTCGTCAAGGTACTGCCCGCCGTCGAGACGGCCTTCCTCGACCTCGAGGCCGGCATGAAGTCGGTCCAGGACTGGCGCGGCGACAGCATCCCCGTGCGCTGCTTCGAGGACATGGTGGTTCTCACCTCCCTGATCGGCGGCCCGAACCCTGCCGCCCCGCCCACCGCCTTCTTCTCGAACGAGCACTACGCCCACTATGCCGCGCAGCATCCCGAGCTCGTCGCGATGCTCGCCCGCAAGTCGATCATCTTCGTCGACAGCATCACCGATCTGACGCGCCAGGCCATGGTCTGGGCGAAGAAGCAGCCCGAGGCCTTCTCGGACAAGACCGGTAAGCCGGACACCCGCGGCGCCTATGGCCTGCTCGGGCGCGAGGTCATTGGCTTGCTGAAGCACCTCCAGCACGCACCGGGCAAGACCGTGATCCTGGTCGGCATCCTGGAGAAGCACACCGACGACTTCGGCCGCGTCACCTGGCAGCCGCAGATGGAGGGCGGCAAGGCCGGCCGCGAACTCCCCGGCATCGTCGATCAGGTCATCACCCTCTCGCTGTTCTCTCGCGATGGCGACGGCGCGCTGGTCCACGACCCTCAGCGCGGCACGGAACGCCGGCTGGTCTGCCAGGCGGGCAACCGCTTCGGGCTGCCGGCCAAGGACCGCTCCGGCCGCCTCGATGAGACCGAGCCGCCGGATCTGCTCGCGCTGCTCCGCAAGATCAACGCGCCCGCCCCATCCCCCGCCTGACCCGAACCCGAGAGGCACACCGATCGATGTACGACATGAACGACGCCGAGCTGCCGCGTGGCTCCGACCTCATCCCGGACGGCACCTTTGCCAAGGTGACCATGGTGATCCGCCCTGGCGGGGTGGACGGTCAGGGCGAGGCCGACCGCGGTCTCCTGAAGGCATCCCGTGGCGGCGGCGACACCGCCATGGTCGACGGCGAATTCACCGTCGCCGCGGGTCCGCACATCCGCCGCAAGTTCTGGCAGACCTTCACGGTGGTCGGCGGCAAGGTCGACGAGCACGGCGTGTCCATCGCCTGGAAGATCTCGAAGGGGACCTTCCGCGCCATGATCGACAGCGCGCTGGGCCTCGACCCGCAGGACATGGGCGAGGCCGCCAAGGCCAAACGGGTCCTTCGCGGATTGTCCGATCTGTCGGGCATCACCTTCGCCGCCAAGATCCGGGTCGAGCCGGCGAATGACCCGCGCTACAGCGACAGCAACCGCCTCGACCGCGTGGTGCTGCCGGGCGAACCCGAATATGCGCGCATCATGGCGGGCGAGTCGGTGCCGGCTTCGCCCAGCGGCCAGCGCGCGGCGAAACCTGCCGCTGCTCCCGCGCCCGCCGCCCCCGCCTGGGCCAGCGCGGCAGCGCCGCAGGCCGCCGCCCCAGCGTCGCCTTCCTGGGCCGCACCGGCGGCTACGCCGGCCGCCCCGCCCCACCGTTCGGCACCCCCCGCCGCCGGTGGCCCGGCCTGGCTGAACGGATGATGCGCCGATGGTCCGTCGCCGCTGGACGCGGCCGGCGCAGCCGCGTGCTGCGGCCAAGTCCCTGCCACCGCCGCGCGGCTGCTCGCCCGATGATCAGGTGCGTCGCCTCACATGCGCGCTCTGCAGCCGGGAGGCGAAGGGCTTCGGCTACATCCACGAGATGCGGCTGGGCGAGTTTCCCCATCACCGCTTCTGCTCGATGCGGTGCTGCGACGCGGGCGGGGCGATGGCCCGCAGGTCCAACGGCGTGATCGACAAAACGCAGATGGAGGAGCGCGCGGTGAAGGACGCGCGCCGGCCGCTCGCCGAGGTGCTGGTGGAGCTGAACCTCATGGCGCCGTTCCACGACCGGAGTGCCACGGAGATCGACCGCATCATCGAGGCCTGCGTCGACGGCTTCCAGGCATCCATGCAGCGCCAAGCCGCCGAGCGGGATCCGCTCGACGACCCGATTCCATTTTGACCCCTCAAGCAAAAGGCAACCATCGATGACATGTGTACCCGATAATCCCGACGCATTGCTTCGGCGCGAGCTTACGGCCGCGGCACTCACTGAACTTGGCTATCCGGTTTCGCCACGCACTCTCGCCACCAAAGCCACGCGCGGCGGCGGCCCGCCCTACTCGATGTTTGCCGCTCGCGCGCTCTACCGCTGGGGCGATGCTCTGGAATGGGCTCGCAGTAAAACGACCCAGCCCTTGCGCTCGGCGCGCGGCACCGCGGCTGGCGAGAGAAGCGAGTGATGGGCACCGCCGTGATCACCCCGTCGCATATTCACGGCGCATCGATCGTCATCGCGACAAGCTGCCGCACGTCCCCGCCGGCTGGGCGTGCGGGTCAATGATCGATCTGAACCACGGCTCCGGCCTCGTCTACGGAGGGCAAAGCATGGCCCTCTGCGACGCCCCAGCGGTCACCGCCCGCATCAACGCGCATGTCGATGCGGCGCTGGTCGCGCGCAATCAGCAACAGCGCCCCCGCGACTATCTTGGCGGCAGCCGCATCGGCGAGGCCTGCGCGCGAAAGCTGGTCTACGAGGTAGCCCACGCGCCGAAGGATGCCGGCCGGGACTTCGACGGTGGCATCCTGCGCATCTTCGATGCGGGGCACCAGTTCGAAACGCTGTCCATCCGCTGGCTCCGCCAGGCGGGCTTTGATCTGCGCGATCGTGGCGCCGATGGCGAGCAATTCGGCTTTGCCGCCGCGGGCGGAAAGCTGCGTGGCCATGCCGATGGCGTCATCGTGGCCGGCCCCGATGTCGGCATCCGCTGGCCTTCCCTGTGGGAGCACAAGGCACTCGGTCAGAAATCATGGACCGACCTGGTCAAGCACGGCCTGCGTCAGTCCAAGCCGATCTACTTCGCCCAGGTGCAGCTCTACATGGCCTACCTCGAGCTCGAGGTCGCGCTGCTCACCGCGCTGAACCGCGACACGCTGGCGCTGCACCACGAGGCGGTGCCCTTCGATGCAGCCGAGGCGCAGCGCCTGTCCGACCGCGCCGTCGACATTCTGCGCGCGGCTGAGTCCGGCGAATTGCCGCCGCGGATCGCAGCGCATTCCGATTTCTACCTCTGCCGCTTTTGTCCCTACGCGGCTCGCTGCTGGGAGAACGCCCAATGACGCCTGCCACCTCCTCGCGCATGATGCCCCTTGCCTTCAGCTTGAAGCGTCATGTCCTTCGTCATGCACATCGCTTTTGGTGTGAGATCGATGCCAAGGCGGTCGCTACCGCCCCGATCTACATCTTTCCAGATAGTCGCCGCTTCAACTCGGACGATGTTGAGCGGCTCGCCACCAGCAACCTGGGCGGCACGCTCAAGCTGCCGCACCCGCACTGCATCTTTGAACTTCAGGATCCTGATGAGCCGGAGGCATGTCTCGCCTCCTATGCGCGTGCCACCGAGGCAGGCGTCGATAGCTTCCTGTTCCGCTTTCTCCCAGAGCGGAATTGCTGGAGCGACCTGATGGCCGCAGTGGAATTCCTGCCCAACGGTCTGGCCGAAGTCATGGGCCACCCGAAGGAGCAGGACCCGAACCACTACGCGCCGACCTTTGAAGCCGCGACCTCCATGGTCTGGCGCGCGCTCGGACTACTCTCCATCCCCACACCGCTGGCCGAACATCAACTCTCGCCACTGCGTCGACGATCCTTTGCGAAGGAGGGCGTGCGCGGATGGAACTATCGTGTCGCCGACATCCAGCCACACATCATCGCATCCGCGCTGGCTGAGCGCAGCGGCTCACATGCCTCACCCCGCTGGCACATTCGTCGCGGCCACTGGCGTGCGCTCGCCGATGGTCGCCGCGTCTTCGTCCGCCAATGCGAGGTCGGCGATATCGCCCGTGGTGGCGTGATCAAGGATTACCTGGTGAATGGCGGGGAGCTCGCATGAGCTTCACACCCTCTCCCCAACAGGCCGATGCCATCCGCGCCATCGTGGATTGGTTCCAGAACCGCACGCACCAGCAGCAGGTGTTCCGGCTGTTCGGCTATGCCGGCAGCGGCAAGAGCACCGTCATCACCTACGCCATTCAGGCGATCGGCATCGACGTGGCAGCCGGCAATGACGAGGAGGATGCGGCGCGCCGTCGCATCCTCTTCGCGGCTTTCACCGGCAAGGCGGCGCTGGTGATGACCCGCAAGGGCACGCCTGCCTCCACCATCCACTCCCTCATCTATCGCGTCTCGGAGGCGACGCCCGAGGAAATCGACCGCGTCGAGCGGGACCTCCTCGACCTGCAGCGTGGCCTCGGCCGCATGGCACCTGCCGAACGCGCCTTCGCGGAGATGCAGATCAGCAAGCTGCAGCTGCGCCTGGCGGATATCCACAAGCCGACTTTTCTGCTGAACGAGCAATCGCTCGTGCGTGATGCCGACCTCATCGTGCTGGATGAGGTGTCGATGGTCGGGCCGGAGATGGCCGCCGATCTGCTGGCCTTCGGCAAGCCCATCCTGGTGCTGGGCGATCCCGGCCAGCTGCCACCCATCAAGGGCACCGGCGCCTTCACCGAGGCAAAGCCGGACATCATGCTCACCGAGATCCACCGGCAGGCCGGCGAGAGTGCCATCATTCGCCTGGCCACCATGGCGCGGCAGGGCATCGACATCCCGCCCGGCGAGCATGACGCGCATGTCTGGAAGCTGCCGCGCAGTGCGGTGCGGCCCGAGCAAATGCTGCGCGGTGGCCAAGTCATCTGCGGCCGCAACGACACGCGGCGCTGGCTCAACAGCCAGATCAAGCAGGCGGCCGGCTTTCCCGCACCCTATCCCGCGGGCCAGGACGAGAAACTCATCTGCCTCAAGAACCGCCACGACCTCGGCTTGGTCAACGGCATGTTCCTGTCGCTCGCGGAGATTCGGCACGAGAGCGACCTCGCCTTCTCGGCCACCATCACCACCGAGGATGGCGTCGCCCTTTCCGGCCGGCACCGCTTCTACAAGGGCCATTACGACGATCACGTCCGTTACGACCGGGAGCGGCTCACCCGCGACTACCGCGAGATGCGCGGGCTGATCGAGAGCAGCTGGGGCTATGCCATCACCTGCCACAAGGCCCAGGGCAGCCAATGGGAGAATGTCGTCGTCTATGACGATGGGCTGAGCCGCACGGCGGAGGACCGCAACCGCTGGCTCTACACCGCCATCACGCGCGCGGAACGCGGGTTGGTGATCCTTGATTGACCTGAACGACGCCACGCCAGCGGCACCATCCTTTCGCTACGACCTGGACGCCATCGGCGCCCGCCTGCGCGACAGCGCCCATGCCTGGGTGCCGGGGCTGTTCCCCAATGGGCGGCGCCAGGGCGATGAATGGCGGCTGGCCAACATCCAGGGCGCGCCGCCGCGCCAATCCGGGTCCTGCGTAATCATGCTGGCCGGCGAGCATGCCGGCGACTGGCATGACTTCGACGGCGCGCAGGGTGGCGGCCCATTCAGCACGCTGGAGCACGGTACCGGCCTTTCGGGGCGGCTGCTGTTTGCCGAGGCTGCGGCGCGTGTCGGTTGGACGGGTGAGGCCCCCGCGCGGCAGGACCCGCCGCCAGCGCGCAAGCCAGAGCGTGACATGACGCATGAGATCGGCTTCGTGCGGGAGCACGCGGTGCCGATCGCTGGGACGGCCGCAGAGACCTATCTGAGTGCCCGCGGCCTGGCCGTGCCGATCGGCTCCGATCTGCTTTTTCACCCCGACCTGACGAACTTCGAGACCAAGGCCGGCTATCTGGCGATGATCGGGCTGGTCCGTGATGTCGCCGGCGAGGTGATCGCGCTCCATCGCACCTATCTGCAGCAGGATGGCGACACTGTCCGCAAGGCCGATGTCCCCAAGCCGCGCATGATGATGGGCAAGGTCGGTGGTGGCGCGGTGCGCCTGGCGCCGATCGGCACCCATGGCGTGCTCGGGCTCTGCGAGGGCATCGAGACCGGCCTGGCCGTCATGGCTGCCTGCCCAGGGCTGCCGGTCTGGGCCACGCTTTCCACCTCCGGCCTCGAGCAGGTGCAGCTGCCGCCCGAGGCCCAGCGCATCATCATTCTCGCCGACCATGACACCTCCGGCGCAGGCATGCGCGCCGCGGATGCCTTGGCGGGCCGCCTTCGCCGCAACAGCGTCGTCACCGCCATCACCATGCCGCCTCAGCAGGGCGACGACTTCAACGACATTCTCGGCCGCGATGGTCCCGAGGCAATCGCCGCCCTGGTGGACGTCGCCCTGCGTGCGGCTGCTGCGCCTCCACCAGCAGCCGAGGACGAGACCGGCCGGCACCTGCCGCTGGGCTTCCTGGAACCCACAACGCCATTGCCGGTGCTGCGCGCCGATGAGGGCAATCTCCGCCGCGCCACCGATCGCGCCTGGAGCGCCATCCTCGCCTCCAACCGCACGCCCTGGCTGTTCCGGCTCGGCGGGCTGCCCAGCTGGGTCACGCCCGACGATGAGGGGCGGCCCGTCGCCGCCACGGTCTCGGAGGAGCGGCTCCGCCACATGCTGGCCAATCTGGCGGATTGGCGGAAGGTCAACGCCAAGGGCGAAGCCATCCCCGCGCCGCCGCCCACCGGCGTGGTGAAGTCGCTGCTGGCCACCCCGGATCCCGGACTGCCCATCCTTGCCGGCATCGTCACCACGCCGGTCTTTGGGCGCGGCGGCGCGCTGCTCACCGAACCGGGCTACCACCCCGACGCCCGCCTGCTCTATCGCCCGACAACGGGCTTTCGCCTGCCAGCCGTTCCCGACCGTCCATCGGCGCAGGATATCGCCGCCGCGCGCTCCCTGCTGCTGGATGATCTGCTGGGCGACTTCCCCTTCACCAGCACCGCCGAGCGCGCCCACGCCCTGTCCCTGCTGCTGCTCAGCTTCCTCCGCGCCATGATCGACGGCCCGACGCCGCTGCATCTGATCGAGAAGCCCACACCAGGCACTGGCGCCACGCTGATGGTGGACGTGATCGCCACCGTGCTCACCGGTGTCGGCGCCTCCGTCATGACTGAGGGGCGCGACGACGAGGAATGGCGCAAGTGCATCACCGCCAAGCTGCGGCAGATCCCCTCGCTGATCTTGATCGATAATCTGCGCGAGCAGCTGGACAGCTCAGCTCTCGCCGCAGCCCTGACCGCCCCCTTCTGGGAGGACCGCATCCTCGGGCAATCCGAGATGACGCGACTGCCGATCCGCTGCGCCTGGGTCGCCACCGGCAACAACCCCACCTTCTCGAACGAGATGGCGCGGCGGCTCGTCCGCATCCGGCTCGACGCGCACACCGACCAGCCCTGGCGCCGCGACACCTTCCGCCACCCCGATCTCATGGTGTGGGTGCGCGCCAACCGTGGCCGGCTGGTCGCGGCCTGCCTCACCCTATGCCAGGCATGGATCGTGGCAGGCCGGCCACGCGGCGGCCGCAGCATCGGCAGCTACGAGATCTGGGCGCAGACGCTGGGCGGCGTGCTGGAGGTGGCAGGCATCGAGGGCTTCCTCGGCAACCTCGACGAGATGATGGCGGCGTCCGACACGGAAGGCGGCGCGTGGAGGGCCTTCGTGCAGACCTGGTGGGACCGCTTCGGGACCGCGGAGGTCAGCGCCAGCGACCTCTTCGGACACGCCAAGGCCGCGGATCCGCCGCTGCCGATCAGCGCGAAGGATGAAAACGGACAGCGCGTTCGCCTCGGCCGGGCACTCAGCAAGATGCGAGATCGGGTGTTCCGGGTCAGCGACAGGCGCGTTCGTCTCCAGGCCGGCGGTGCCTCGCACAACGCCCAGCGGTGGCGCCTGACACCGTCTCAGGAAAGCAACACCGGAAAATCCTCCCCTTCCTCCCCGATGGGACCGCAGGCGGGGAGGATTGGTGAGGGTCGGGGAGGAACCTCCGACAATCCTAACCTAGCAACGATCCAGGTTTTTCCTGGGTTGGGGGAGGATGGGGAGGAAGGGGAGGATTTTTCCTCCCCCTACACATGCGCGCACGCGCACACACACATGAAGCCAGGGTCCGGAATTTCCTCCCCTTCCTCCCCATCCTCCCCGAAGCCTGATTCTACCTCGGTTTTTCGAGGGGAGGATTGCGGGGAGGATGCGGCGCAACCCTCCCCATCCTCCCCTGGTCCCCCAGCCTGGCTGGATGGCGTGCCGTGATGCGCCGTCCGCACAGCACCGGCCCGCCCAGGCGGCAATCGACTGAAAGCCGGGCAGCGACGGCGAGCTCCGCCAAGAACCGCGCCGTCGCCGCCCTCACCAGGATCATCCCCTCTCGGAGACCACCATGGCACCCGCGACTCTCACCATGCCCGCCGCCCATGCAAGCGCCCCGCCCATCGCTCTCCCGCCCGCGATCAGCCTGGCGCACCACGCCGTGCTCGCCCTCGATCTCGGCACCACCACCGGATGGGCACTGCGGTCGCGTGACGGCGGCATCACCTCCGGCACCATGACCTTCAAGCCGACCCGCTTCGAGGGCGGCGGGATGCGCTTCCTCCGCTTCCGCGGCTGGTTGGCCGAGGTGGCTGCCCTGTCCGGCGGTGTGGCGCGGATCGTGTTCGAGGAGGTCCGCGCGCATGCCGGCACCGACGCAGCGCACATCTATGGCGGCTTCCTCGGCATGCTCACCGCTTGGTGCGAGGAGCACGACGTCCCCTACGAGGGCGTCCCGGTCGGCACGATCAAGCGCTACGCCACCGGCAAGGGCAACGCCGACAAGGCGAAGATGGTCGCCGCCATCCAGGCCCGCGGCTTTGCGCCGGCCGACGACAACGAGGCGGATGCCATCGCCCTTCTGCTCTGGGCGACTGACCCCACGGGAGGCCGCGCATGAGCATGCACGGCGCGCCGCAACCGCCCCGGTCCTGCCTCGACCGCGGCACGCGCAGCCCGACCAACGACAGCGAGGTGAACGCCATGCGCGCCGCCGCTTGGCATCGGCACGGCGTGGCCGCGCTGCCTGTCGCCGACATCACGGACGACTGGCTCCGCCAGGCCATCACCAACGAAGCCAATCGGCGCTGGGGGCGTCGCAACGGGGAGAACCACCATGGCCGGTAAGCGCAAGCCCAAGGTGCCGAAGCCGAAGCACGACGATCTGGCGAAGCCGTCGAAGTGGCGGATGCAGCACGGTGGCTTCTCGGAGCCGATCCGCGAGGCGGATCCCGAGACCGGCAGCCCAGTCCAGCATCGCCGCGCCGTGGACACGCTCGGGCTGATGCTGGCGCACGGCAGCATCACGCCACAGATGCACGAAGCGGGTGAGATCTTCCGCGGGCTGTTCCGCGCCGCCTGCTTCGACAGCATGTCGACGTCGCAGATCATGCGCATCCCAGGCACGCGCGTCGACACGCTCTCGACGATGCAGGTGGAGGCACGGCGCCGCGTCGCTGCGGCGCTCGATACGCTGGGGGGGCAGGACAGCCCCTGCGGCTCCTGCGCGTGGTTTGTCATCGGTCTCGAGTTCTCGGTCCGCGAGTGGTCGATGCGGCAGGGCTGGGCCGGACGGACGGTGCACGGCCCAGTGGGACAGGGCATCCTGGTTGGGTCCCTCGGCATTCTCGCCGTGCACTTCGGGCTGATGCCACGAGCGAGGGCGGCGTGACGCGGGATGATCGGGGCGGTCATCATCGCCCCGATCACGCTGTTACAATTCACCCCGTAGCGGCTCCGAAATCGATAAGGCTAGAAGCAAGACACGTAGAGAAGGTGCGAGAGCGCCGCGGCTGAACAGCCACGCTGCGGCTCGATCGAGACAGTGGCTCTCGAGCCGCAGGGTCCTTCCTGGCCCCGCTGTATGCGGGGGGCGGAAGCGCGCAACATTCCTAGCGCCAGGCTATTTTTCCAGGTTGCCACAGCGCCGCGTTGCCAGCCTCGCCGGGCGGCACCTTTCACCGCCAACATTGATTTCAGCAGGTGCGCATGCCCCAGGCTCCATGGTCTGCGAGCGCCGTTGAGGCGCGCGCGGTCGCCTCCCTGCTGCCCTATGCCGGCAATGCGCGCACGCATTCCGCCGAGCAGGTGGCGCAGATCGCGGCCAGCATTCTGGAGTTCGGCTTCGTGGCGCCGGTGCTGGTCGACGAGCGTGGCGAGGTCATCGCCGGCCATGGTCGGCTACAAGCCGCCAACTCCCTGGGCCTGGAGACCGTCCCCACCATCACCCGCGCCGGCCTCACCGAGGCGCAGAAGGCCGCCTACCGCCTGGCGGACAATCGCATCGCGCTGAACGCCGGCTGGGACGAGGCACTGCTCGCCGCCGAGGTCGCCAAGCTGCAGGAGATGGGCAGCATCGATATGGCGCTGACTGGCTTCGATGCCGGTGAGCTCGATCGGCTGCTGGCGGGCATGGAGCCGGTGGCAACGGACCCTGGCAACGGGACCCTTGCCAGCCCGGCCGTTGCCAGCGGCGATGCCCCTGGCAACGACGCGCCCGCGGAAGACCCCGCCGATGCTGATCCGGAGCCGCCGCGCCAGGCCGTCACCCGCCCGGGCGATCTCTGGCTCCTGGGTGATCATGGCCTGCTGTGCGGCGACAGCACCGACGCCGCCACCGTGGCGCGCGTGATGGGCGAGGACCGCGCGGCGCTGCTCTTCACCTCCCCGCCGTATGGGAACCAGCGCGACTACACCACCGGCGGCGGCACGGATTGGGATGCGCTCATGCAGGGCGTGTTCCAGCATCTCGACGCCGCCATGCGGCCTGACGGCCAGGTGCTGGTGAACCTCGGGCTTATCCATCGCGACAGCGAATGGATCCCGTACTGGGCCGGATGGCTCGACTGGATGCGCGCCCGCGGCTGGCGGCGCTTCGGGCTGTATACCTGGGACCAGGGGCCAGGCCTGCCCGGCGACTGGAATGGCCGACTGGCGCCGGCCTTCGAGTTCGTCTTCCACTTCAACCGTCAGGCCCGCCAGGCGAACAAGATCGTCCCCTGCAAATGGGCCGGCACGCCGAACAAGGGCAGCGGGCTGCGCGCCGCCGATGGCACCATCTCGGAATACCAGCATGCCGGTTTGCCGGTGCAGGATTTCCGGATCCCCGACAACGTGCTGCGCCTGACCCGCCACAAGGGCCGCGGCATCGAGACCGAGCACCCCGCGGTGTTCCCGGTCGTGCTGCCGGAATTCCTGATGCGGACCTACACGGACGAGGGCGAGGTCGTGTTCGAGCCCTTCGGCGGCTCCGGCACCACCATCCTGGCCGGCCAACGCACAGGCCGCCGCGTGCGCGCGATCGAGCTGGCACCGGCCTATGTCGATCTGGCCGTTGCCCGCTGGCGAATGCTCCATCCAGACCTGCCTGTGACGCTGGCCGATGACGGCCGGGACCACGACGCCATTGCCGCGGCCCGCATGGAGGTCACTGCCGATGCGGCCTGAGCTTCAGATGGAAATGATGCCGGTGGCATCGCTCGCGGTCTATGCCGCCAATGCACGCATGCACCCCACCGAGCAGGTGGCGCAACTGGCTGCGTCGATCGCCGAGTTCGGCTTCAACGTGCCGGTGCTGGTGGATGATGCCGGTGTGCTGATTGCGGGCCACGGTCGCGTCCTTGCGGCCAAGGCCCTCGGGCTCGACGCGGTACCCGCCATCCGGCTCGGCCATCTCTCGGAAGCGCAGGCGCGGGCCTTTCGGCTGGCGGACAACCAGCTGGCGCTGAACTCGACCTGGGACGAGAGCCTGCTCGCCGCTGAGCTGCGGGATCTGCGCGCCGACGAATTCGACCTGGGCCTGATCGGCTTCGACCAGGCGATGCTGGATCGCCTGCTGGCCGACGCCGCGGGCGACGAGGGGAACGCTGGCGCCGGGGATCCCGATGCGCCGGCGCCGGAGCCACCTGTCGTGCCGGTCACCCGTCCCGGCGATCTGTGGCAGCTCGGCCCCCATCGGCTGCTGTGCGGCGATGCCACCAACGCGGCGGACGTGGCCCGGCTGCTGAATGGCGCGGCCCCGCATTTGATGATCACCGACCCGCCCTATGGCGTGAACTACGATCCGGAATGGCGCAATGAAGCCGGCGTCTCGGCAACCATGCGCACCGGGAAGGTGGCGAATGACGATCGCGCCGATTGGCGCCAGGCCTGGGCGCTGTTCCCCGGTGACGTGGCCTATGTCTGGCACGCAGGCGTGCACAGCCGCACCGTGATCGAAAGCCTGGAGGCGACCGGCTTCGTGATCCGCAGCCAGATCGTCTGGGCGAAGTCGCGCTTCGTGTTGGGGCGCGGCGACTATCACTGGCAGCACGAGCCGTGCCTCTACGCGGTGCGCAAGGGCGCGACCGGCCACTGGCAGGGTGCGCGGGACCAGGCCACGCTCTGGGCCATCTCCAATGGCGGCGACGAGGATGCCGCCACCGTGCATGGCACGCAGAAGCCGGTGGAATGCATGCGCCGCCCGATCATGAACAACAGCGCCGCCGGCGAGGCGATCTATGATCCGTTCCTCGGCAGCGGCACCACGCTCATCGCTGCGGAGACGACGGGGCGGGTCTGCCACGCGGTGGATATCGATCCCCGCTATGTCGATGTGGCGATCCAGCGTTGGCAGAACCTCACCGGCAAGGCGGCAGTTCTGTTCGGAGAGGATCGCGTATTCCGGGACGTGGCCGCCGCACGTGGTGTGGCACTCGCGGCGTGATGCGTCAGCGGGGTGCCGTCGCGGCCTTCCGGGCCGCGTCGAATGCGGCGATGGCAGCAGGCCAATCCAGGCTGGCGCTGTTGCCGAGCATCTGTATCGGCGTGAGGGCCACGCGGCGGCGCGACCAGTAGTTTCCGTCCAGCGTGGCGAGCCAGCCTGCGAGGCCCTGCGCGGCGAGCGCCGTGGCGGCGGCTTCGACTTCTGCCTCGCTCGGTGGTGCGGCGCGCCCCATGGTCACGTGGCGGCCATCCTGCGCCAGGATGATCCAGCGGCGTTCGCAGGGCATCAGCCCTCCTCCTTCTCGGTCTGCCAGGTGGCGTAGTCCACCGTGGCGTAGATCCCGCGCCCGTCGCTGGCGGAGCAGACTTGGATCGTCGCGCGGCCCACGCTGTCCGTGCTGCGCGGCGCGGTGGCGAGAAGCTGCTGCCAGGCGGCGCGGTCCTGCGGGCCTTCGGCGGTCAGGTGCGGGAGGATGGTGGTGCTCATTGTCGTCTCCGTCTCGGCGGGGCGGGATGCCCCTGCGCGTGACGGACGATTCGCGCTGTGTCGGAGCGCAGCCAACTCGATAAAGCGCCGGGAATCTGGATGATCCCCGGCGCTTCCGATGATGTTCAGTGGCGTGGCTGAGATGCTTCACTCCGCCAATGCGTAGATCGTGAAGGACCCCTTCGCGCCGGTCTTGTTCGGGCCGACCATCCGCTCCCGCGACTTCACCTCGACCGCGTGGCCCTTCTTCTTCAGCCCCGCGAAGAAGCCGCGGACCGTGTGCTGTGCCCAGCCCGTCGCCTCGGCTATCTGGGCGACGGTCGCACCCTCGGGCCGGCGCAGCATGGCCAGCACCTGCTCCTGCTTCGTGCCTTCGCGCGGCTTGCGCGCCGCACCCGGCTCGCGCGGGGTGCGGGCCGGTTGGCCGGCGAGCAGGGTGCGGAGGGCCGCGATCGGCGCGTCCAGCGCGCCGATCAGGTCGCCATCATGCGTCCCGAACCGGGCCGCCTGATCGTCCCAGGCGGCGAGGATGGCCGCGGCGGTGTCGCGCAGGCTGGTCCGCGGCGTGGCGGTGCGTGCCGCGAGAGCCTGGTCGAGCATGGCGATTTCCTCCGTCAGGGGCGCGGCCTGGGCAGGCTCGGCGGTGGGCGCGGGGCTTTCCCCCGGCGTGGTGTCGGGCGCCACCATGGGCGCCGTGTGGGGCACGCTGCCCTCGATGCCCGAGCAGTCGGGCTCGCCGGTCTCCGCGTCGCCCTCGTTCGGGTCGATGCCGATGGCGCGCAGCCCCTCGTCGGTGATGCGCGCCACGATCCAGGTCCCGTCGTCGTCCTGGCGCCAGCCGAGCCCGACATGCTCGCGCGGCGCGTTGATCTCGGTGAGCAGGTTGTTCTTGATCAGGCTGCGGAACACCGCGTTGCGCGCCGCGGCCGGCAGGGTCTTCGGCGCGCGGGCGAGGCCCATCTCGTGCTGCGCGGCGGCGCTGAGGATCACGCGCTGGGTGTCGGAAAGCTTGATCATCGTGGTGGTCTCCGGTTCCGGGTGCCGGTCATCGGCCCCTACTGCCGGGAGCCCCGCCGGCGTCGCCGGTCGGGGCGGTGCGGGAGTGGCCCGCGTCAGGCTTCGTATTCGCCGCGGCGGAAATGCTGGTCCGCGATGTCCTTCAGCTTCGCGGTGGCATCCGAAAGCCAGGCGGCTTCGCCCCAAAGCACTGTCTCGGGGTCCGCGCCGAAATGGTCCTCGCTGGCCTGGGTGAGTTCCGCGAGGAGGGCGTCGAATTCGGCCTTCTTCGCGAGGAAGGCGGCCAGGCTGTTTTCCTGGTTGCGTGCGGCGCGGGCGATGCGGTCGGTCATGGTGGTCTCCGTCGTGGTGCAGGGCGAGGTGCTCTGCGTGTGACGGACCATTCGCGCTGTGCCGCGCACGAGCCAAGTGCATCTCGCGCGCATCGAATTGCTAAGATCGGAGGGGTTCGATCACATCATGATCGCAGCCGCTTCCGATGCGCTGGTGCCCTCGCAGCGCGAGGTGGCGCGCCGGCTGGGCATCTCGCACACCGCGCTGCAGAAGGCCGCGCAGTCCGGCCGCATCGCGCAGGAACCGGGCGGCGGCTGGGACGTCGAGAAGGTCCGCGCGCGGCTGGCCGCCAGCAGCGATCCGGCGCGCAAGACGGCGGCTATGGCGGCGCCAGTACCGGTACAGCCATTGCCACCGCCGACCCCACCGCGACCGGCATTCGTCGCCCCGCCCGTGCCGGAGCCGCTGCCCACACCCTCCGCGGGCGGCAGCAGCTTCCACAATGCGCGCACCGCCAACGAGATGCTCAAGGCGCAGGAGCGCAAGCTCCGGCTCGACGAGCGGCGCGGCCAGCTGGTCGAGAAGGCACGGGCCCTCATGCTGGTGCACCGGCTCGCCAAGGAGGAGCGCGATGCCATCCTCGCCTGGCCGGCCCGCATCGCTGCCGAGCTCGCGGCCGAACTCGGCGTCGACGCGCATCGGCTGCAGACGCTGATGGACGCCCGGCTCCGCCAGCACCTGGCCGAACGCAACGACGTCCGCGTGGCGGTCGCCTGATGACCGGCGAGCAGATTATCGGCGAGCTCGGCAACTTCGACGGCGCCGCGGAGATCCTGCAGGCCTGGCGGGATGGCATGGCGCCCGAGCCCGCCCTTCTGGTTTCGGACTGGGCCGATAAGCATCGCATGCTCGGCTCCCGCGGCAGCGCCGAGCCCGGGCCGTGGCGCACCAACCGCACGCCCTACCTGCGCGACGTGATGGATGCCCTGTCGCCGGCACATCCGGCACGGCGCGTGGTCTTCATGAAGGGCGCGCAGGTCGGAGGTACGGAGTGCGGCAACAATTGGATTGGCTACGTCATCCACCATGCGCCCGGCCCCATGCTGGCGGTGCAGCCCACCACCGAGCTGGCCAAACGCTTCTCCGATCAGCGCATTGACCCGCTGGTGGAGGAGACGCCGGCCATCCGGCAGCGTGTGGCGCCGGCCCGTTCGCGCGACAGCGGCAATCGCCAGCTCAGCAAGGAGTTCCCCGGCGGCCAGTTGGTGATGACCGGCGCCAACAGCGCGGTCGGGCTGCGCTCCATGTCGGCGCGCTTCCTGTTCCTCGACGAGGTGGACGCCTATCCTGGCGACGTCGAGGGCGAGGGTGACCCGGTCGCGCTGGCCGAGGCCCGCGCCCGCACCTTCGGCTGGCGGCGCAAGACGCTCCTGGTCTCGACGCCCACCATTTCCGGCCTGTCGCGCATCGAGCGGGAGTATCTGGCCAGCGACCAGCGGCGCTTCTTTCTGCCCTGCCCACATTGCGCCGCGATGCAGTGGCTGCGCTTCGAGCGGCTGGTCTGGGACAAGGGCGAGCCGGACACCGCCCGCTATCTCTGCGAGGCCTGCGACGGGGCGATCGGAGAGCAGCACAAGACAGCGATGCTGGCCGGCGGCGAGTGGCGTCCCACCGCACTCCCGCAGGATCCACACGCCATCGGCTTCCACATCTCGGCACTCTACTCGCCGGTCGGCTGGTTCTCCTGGTCGCAGGCGGTGCGGGATTGGGAGGCAGCCCAGGGCGACGACCGCGCCATCAAGACGTTTCGGAACACGGTCCTCGGAGAGACCTGGCAGGAGAGCGGCGAGGCACCCGATTGGCAGCGGCTCTACGACCGCCGCGAGGAATGGGCGCCGGGCACGGTGGCGGCCGAGGGGCTGCTGCTGACCGCCGGTGTCGACGTCCAGCGCGACCGCCTCGAGGCCAGCATCTGGGCCTGGGCGCAGGACCGGCAGTCCTGGCTGATCGAGCACCGCATCCTGGTGGGCAACCCCTTCGAGACGGCGGTCTGGGACGAACTCCGGGGGCTGCTGGGCGAAACCTGGCGGCACGCCTCCGGCCACCGGCTCGGGCTGGCCATGACGGCGATCGATAGCGGCGACGGCATGACCACCGCCGAGGTCTATGCCTTCGTGCGCCGCACCGGTGCCGGCCGCGCCATTGCCGTGAAGGGCCAGGACGGGTTGCGGGCCGCGATCGGCCAGCCTTCGGCGACGGAGGTGCGGCGGAATGGCCGCAAGCTGGGCGGGCTGAAGGTCTGGCCGGTCGGCTCGTCCTTCCTCAAGGGCGAGACCTACGGCTGGCTGAAGCTGGAGCGCCCGACCGCGGAAAGCGGTGATCCGTTCCCGCCAGGCTTTGTCCACCTGCCGCTGCATGCGGCCGGAGAGGAATTCTGCCGCCAGCTCACCGCCGAGCAATTCGTCGCCCGCGCCGGCCGCAACGGCTTTCGCCGGCTGGAATGGGTCAAGACGCGGGAACGGAACGAGGCGCTGGACTGCCGGGTCTATGCTCGCGCTGCTGCAGCCGCTCTCGGCATGGATGGCTGGGGCGACGGGCGTTGGGCGCGGATGGCGGATGCGCTGTCGCTGCCGGCAGGCGAGATTCCCGCCGGCGGGAATGTCGCTCCTCCATCGCTGCCGCAGGTCGCGACTGACACCCAACGCCCACGCGGCTGGCTCGCGCCCCGCAACGGCTGGCTTCGCTGAAAGGAGGACGCGCATGGATCCGACCGTCCTCGCTTGGGCGCTGGCGCAGCCCGCTGGCACCCGCGCCGCCGTCCTCGCGGCTGCCTTCACCGGCGGTACCACGCGCGTGACCTTCGATGGCCGCACGGTGGAATACCGCTCCCTCGATGAGCTCGGCCGCGCGCTGTCCGTCCTCCACGCCGCCGAGAACGCCGCGGCGCGCCGCCCCAGCGTCACCTTCGCCAGCTTCTCTCGCGAGGGAACCAAGTGATGGGGCGTCTACGAGATGCCTGGTACGCGCTGCGTGGCTATGCCGCCGCCCAGGACAGCCGCGCCTCGAGCTGGGCCGCCTCTGGCGGCAGCGCGACAGCGGAAGTCGGCGCTGCCGCCCCCACGGTGGCACGCCGGGCCCGCGACGCCGTCCGCAACGACCCATACGCCGCCCGCATCGTCGATCTCTGGACAGGCAATGCCGTCGGTGCGGGGATCACCACCCGCTGGCCGGACAAGCCCCATGCCGAGGCCTGGCGGCGCTGGTCCGACAGCACCGCCTGCGACGCCGAGGGCCGGCTCGACCTCTATGGCCTCCAGGCGCTGGCCATGCGCGCGGTGGTGGAGAGCGGCGAATGCTTCGTCCGGCTGCTGCCGGCCGACATCACGTCCGCCAATCCGATCGGCCTGCGCCTGCAGGTGCTGGAGAGCGACCACCTCGACGCGGCCCGTCAGGGCGTCATCGAGGGCGTCCCCACCCTCCAGGGCATCGGCCTGGGCGAGGCGGGTGAGCCGGTTGGGTACTGGCTGCACCGCGTGCATCCCGGCGCGTCCTGGGTTCTGCCGGGTGGTGCCACCTGGCTCAGCAGCCAGCGCGTTCCCGCCCGCGACGTGCTGCACATCTACCGCAAGCGCCGCCCTGGCCAGCTGCGTGACGTCTCCTGGCTGGCGCCGGTGCTGACCCGACTGCGCGATCTCGGCGACTACGAAGCCGCGCTGCTGATGAAGGCCAAGATCGAGGCCTGCCTCGCCGCCGTCGTCTCCGAAGATGGCGACGAGGCCATGACCGGCCCGGCCTCCGGCCTGCTGCGGGACGCGCAGGGCCGCACGGTGGAGAGCTTCGAGCCCGGGATGATCCTCTATCGCCGCGGCATGGGATCCGTGGAGGTGGTGAACCCGTCCGGCGGTGGCAGCCACGCTGCCTTCGCTCGCCGGGCGCTCGAGGCCTCGGCGGTCGGCACCGGCCTGACCTACGACCAGGTGGCGGGCGACCTCACGCAGGCGAACTACTCCAGCCTGCGCGCCGGCAAGATCGAATTCCGCCGCCTCTGCGAGCAGGTGCAGTACGGCATGCTGATCCCGATGCTGGTGCGGCCGATCGCGGACCGCTTCCACGCCCAGGGTGCGCTGCTTGGGCTTTGGGGTGCGGAGGTGCCGGACGGCCTGTCCCACGTCCCGCCCGCCCACGAGATGATTGACCCGCTGAAGGACACGACCGCGCTGATCGCGCAGGTTCGGGCAGGCTTCGTGCCGCAGCCCGAGGCGGTCGGTGCCTTTGGCTACGACTTCCGCCAGGTCGTCGAGATGATCCGCGAGGCCAATGCCCTGCTCGACGAGGCGGGCCTCTCCCTCGACAGCGATCCACGCCGCGTCGCCAAGTCCGGCGCCGCCCAGGACGCGGCCCAGCTCGCCGCCATCGAAATCGCCGCCACCGGTGCCGCTTCGCCGCGTGCGGATGCAGGCGCTGCCCCAGGAGCACAGCCATGATCGCAGGCGCCTACGACTGGACCGACGACATGCTCAAGATCAAGAGCATGCAGAAGAAGTTCCGCGACAGCTTCAACGGTGCCGAGATCAACCCGGCGCGGTGGGAGATCGCGGCCAGCGGCGGCGGTATCACCCACACCGTGGCGGATGGCGCCGTCACCATCTCCACCGGCACCACGCTCGACGACGAATTGACGCTCACCAGCCGGACCACCTTCACCATCCCGCTGCGGGTCATGGTGGCGGTGAACATGAGCCAGCGGATCGTCGGCCAGTCGGTCTGGCTCGAGCTGGTCAGCATCGATCCGACCACCGCCCAGCCGGACGGGCGCAGCGCGGCGGCCTGGCGGCTGGACGGGGCCAGTGCGACTCTCGCGAATTACGAAGTCCAGAGCGAGGGCGCTCCGCGTCTCGGCAGCACCTCCGGCAGCACCATCCCGACCACGGCCCCGGCCGGCTGGTCGGTGCTGGAACTCGAGCCGACCAATGACGAATGCTACTTCCACGGCCGGCTGCTCGACACCACGGCAGCGCGCTCGAACTCCTATGTTCGCCACCAGCAGATTCCCGAGCCGAATGCGCTGTATCGGTTCCGGATCCGGGTGCGGAACCGGCAGGTGATCAACGGCATCTCGGCGGTGGCGAACAACGGCGGCGGCGCGGTGCGCGTCACCCGTGCCGCGCATGGCTTCGCGACGAACGACGTGGTCACGGTGGCGGACGTGTCGGGCGTGCCCGGGGCGAATGGCAGTTTCACCATTACGGTGATCGACGCGAACAGCTTCGACCTGGTCGGCTCGAACTTCACCGGCGCCTATCTGAACACCGGCTGGGCCTCGGTCAGCCGAAACCTGGCGCCGGCCTCGAACACCGACATCAGGGTCCAGTTCGTCACCATCGCAGACTATGCCGAGCTGACGACGGAGATCACCGCCGGCCGCGGCCAGTCGGTCGCGGGCCAGGGGCTGGGCGTGAACGTGCTCAGCACCATCCCGCCGGCCGTCACGCCCGTAGGCGGCCAGGCCCGCGGTACCAGCGGCGCGCTGCCGGTGCTGGCGGCCACCGGCTACTCGGCCAATCCGGTCGCCGTCACCACCGCGCGTGGCGTGGACCTGCTGGCGACGCTGATCGGCGCGCTGGTAATCAAGCCCTACGCGATCCCTGAGGCGGACTGGCAGTATGCTGCCGCCGCGGGTGGGATCATCAACACCACCGACGTGGTGCTCCGGGCAGCCGCAGCGGCCGGCATCCGGAACTACGTCACCTCGATCGATATCCGCAACGCGCACGCGACAGTCGCGACGGAGGTGGTCATCAAGGACGGCGCCACCGTGATCTGGCGTCAGCTGCTGCCGGCGACGATGGCGGCCCCGGTCGAGATCACCTTTCCCACCCCGCTGCGCGGGACCGCCGCCACGGCGATGAACGTCGCCTGCATCACCACCGGCGCGCAGCTCTACGTCAACGCGCAGGGCTTCGCCGCGCCGTAACGGCGCCGCGCCAGGAGCACATCCATGACCGAGCCGATCGAACCGGAGGGGCCTAGCCCCGCGCCGGATCGAATGCCCGACGCTGGGCAGTCGATCACCGCCTGCCGCGCGCTCGCCGCGCCCGTCACCGTCAATCGGGCGGCCCGCACCGTCGAGGTGGTGTGGTCCACCGGCGCGCGGGCCCGCAACTTCGTGCCGCCCTATGGGCCGATCCTCGAAGAGCTCGACATGGCACCCTCCGCGGTGCGCATGGATGCGCTGCGCTCCGGTCGCGCACCGGTGCTGGACACCCACCGGCGCGCCGGCACGCGTGACGTTCTGGGCCGTGTCACCGCCGCGCGCCTCGAGGCCGGCCGCGGCTACGCCACCCTTCAATTCAGCGGCGCGGACGACGTGGAGCCGGTCTGGCAGCGCGTGGCCGACGGCACGCTGCAGTCTGTCAGCGTCGGTTACCGGGTGCATCGCTACGACCCACGGCCCGATGCTGCCACCGGCCAGACCATCCACCGCGCCGTGGATTGGGAGCCCTACGAAATCTCGATCGTGCCCGTCCCGGTGGATGGCCTGGCCGTGATCCGTGGCGAGGGGGACCAGGGCACCCCCGCCACCGCCATCGAACCCGCCCTGACCATCCCAGAGGACACACCCATGCCCGAGACGACGCCGGCTTCGCCGGATCCCGCGCCGGCGCCGCCCGCGCCGCCCACCATCCCGCACCAGGAGAACCCCGTGACCACCACCTCTCCGCCCGAACCGACCCGTGCCGCGCCGGCGGCGCCCGATCTCGAGGCCATCCGGGCCGAGGCGGAACGCGCCGCGGTCGAGCGCATCGCCGGCTATGAGCCGGTGCTGGCCGCCGCCCGCGGTCTGGTAACCGCCGACATGCTCGACACCATGCGCGAGGCCGCCATCCGCGACCGCGTCTCGCCCGAGGTGCTGCGCGGCCGACTGTGGGAGGCCTTCACCAGCGGTGCCGCACGCCCCTCCCTGCCGGCGCGGCCGGACACCGGCCCCTCCAACGAGGACCCGTCGCAGCTCCTCGACGCCATGGCCGAAGCGCTCGCCGCCCGCACCATGCCCGGCTACCAGGCGCCGGCCACCGGTCGCCACACCGAGTTCCTGGGCTGGCGCCCGTCCGACATGATCGGCGAACTGCTGCGCGCCCGCGGCGAGCGCAACGTCCCGCGCAACCCGACCATCCTGGCCGAGCGCGCCTTCCACACCACCAGCGACTTCCCCGCGCTGCTCTCGGCCGCGGCCAACAAGATGCTGCTGGCGGCCTATGCACCGGCCGCACCCACCTACCGGACGCTGTTCCTCCGGCGTGATTTCCGCGACTTCAAGCCGCACCGCCACCTGCGTGTCGGTGACTTCCCGACGCTGCTGCCGCTGTCGGAGAACGGCGAGGTGCAGGCCGGCACCATGTCCGAGAGCCAGGAGCTGGTCTTCCTGCAGACCTTCGCCCGGCGCATCCGCGTCACGCGGCAGATGCTGGTGAACGACGACCTCGGCGCCTTCACCGACTTCGCCAGCATGATCGGCCGGCGCGTCGCCGACTTCGAGAACGCCACCGCCTATGCCCTGGTGAACAGCGCCGCCGGCGACGGCCCCACGCTCATCACCGGTGCCGCGGCGGTGTTCGGCACCGCGGCGGCCCGGGCCAACAAGGCGGGTGCGGGCACCGCGCTCGACCTGCCGAACCTGGCCCTCGGCCGGGCCGCGGTGATGCGCCAGAAGACCCTCGACGGCCTGCCGATCGCCGTCGGCGCGCAGATGCGCCTGCTGGTCGGCCCGAACCAGGAACTCGCGGCGCGGCAGCTGACAGTGTCGGTGCAGGCGACGCAGACCAGCAACGCCAACGTCTACGCCGGCTTCGTGCAGCCGTTGGTCGAGCCGCTGATCCCGAACAACCGCTGGTATCTCTTCTCGGATCCGATGGCCGCACCGGTCTACGTCTACGGCTACCTCAACGGCGCCGAAGGGCCGCAGGTCACCACCGGAAATGTCCAGGGCGTGGATGGCGTCGAGGTGTCGGTGATCTTCGACTTCGGGGTCGGCGCCATCGACTGGCGCGGCGCCTGGTTCAACCCGGGCACCTGATCCCCACCGCCACCCGTAAGTCCAACCATCATCGATCCATGCAGAGGGCGTCCTTCGGGACGCCTTCTGCGTTTCTGGAGACCTCATCCCCATGCGCAACTATGTGCAGCCCGGCGACAGCCTGGCTCTCGCCGTCCCCTATGCCGGCGGCGTCACCTCCGGCCAGGGCGTCCTAGTCGGCGCCCTCTTCGGCGTGGCAGCCGTCGATGGCGTGCAGAACGCCGTCATCGAATGTCAGACCAAGGGCGTCTTCGATATCACCAAGGAACCCGCACTGGCGATCACCGCCGGCGCCCGGCTCTTCTGGGACAACACCAACCGGCGCCTCACCACCACGGCCACCGGCAATTTCCAGGTGGGCCTCGCCACGGTGGCGGCGCTGGCCGCGGACGCCACCGTCCGCGCCGTGCTGCTGCGTGTCCCGGCGGCCGGCGCATGAGCCTCGATCCCAAGGCCACGCGGGGCTATCGCAACCGCAATCCGGGGAACATCGAGCATGTCCCGGCCAACAAGTGGCAGGGCCTCTCTGAGCCCCCCTCCGATGGGCGCTTCTGCCGCTTCACCAGCCACGAACTCGGCATCCGTGCCCTGGCGGCGCTGCTGGTCACCTACCAGGACCGGCACAAGCTGCGGACGCCGCGCGCGATCATCGAGCGCTGGGCACCGAAGGTGGAGAACGACACCGCGGCCTATATCGCGGTGGTGGCGGGGCGCATCGGCGTCGGGCCGGATGATACGATCGACCTGCACCGGCACGATCACCTACGCCCGCTGGTTGAGGCGATCATCCACCATGAATGCGCGGGGCTGGCCTATCCGGCCGGCGTCATCGATCGCGCGCTGACGCTCGCCGGTGTCCCGCCCGCGCCGCCCGTGACGCTGCGGGAGGTCGCCGCCGTCACAGGCACGGGCCGCGGCGCGGTGCTGGTTGGCGCGGCCGGCATCGCCACCGCTGTGGCGCAGGCGGCGCCGGCCATCCAGGCGCTCGGCACGCTGGCGCCCGCCGTCGCCATTGCGGTCATCGTCGCTGCGGTGGTCGGCGTGCTCGCCTGGCGGCTGCGGCGGCCAGCATGAGCGCCTTCGCCGCGGCCATGGACACGCTGGCCGCGGATCCGAACATCGGCACGGATGCCAGCTATCGCGCAGGGGGGACCGGGGCGCCGGTGCTGCTCCGCGTGATCCGCTCGGCACCGGACCGGCTCGGCGACGCCTTCGGGACCAGCGTTATCCAGGCCAGCGACGTGCTGACCGTCGCGATCGCCGTGCTGCCCACAGTGGATGCCGACGACACCTTCACCCTCGGCGCCGACACCCTGACCGTCCAGCACGCCGAGCGTGACGCCGCCGGCATCGCCTGGCGCGTCTTCTGCCGCCGATAGGAGCCCCGCCATGATCGACCCCGAGCGCATCGGCACGATCATCGGCGAGGCGCTGCTCGCCGGCGCCCTGGGTGCGCTCGGGGCGATGGCACGCTTCTCCTCCACCGACCGGCCGCTGCTGACCCGCGCCTATCTGCTGCACGCGCTGGCCGGCGGTAGCCTCGGCACCGGCGCCTGGCTGATCGCGCACGCGTTCGAGCTCGACGGCTGGTGGCTCTTCGCCGTCGCGTGGCTGGCCGGCACGCTCGGCTACGCCGCGCTCCACGACCTGCTGCTGCGCATCCTCAGCCGCAAATTCGGCGGACGCTGATCCATGCGGCTCGGTGCCGCCATCGTCGGCGACCTCCGCAAGGTGCTGGCGGACGAGGTGCGCGCGGGCGAGCGCGCGGCCATGACCGCGATCCGTGCAGAGACCGAGCGGGTGAAGGTCGAACTGCGCCGGCAGGTCACCACCGCCTTCTCGGGCAACGCGCGCGGCATCGCCAATGCCTGGCGGTCGATGATCTTCCCGCGGAGCGGGCAATCTCTGCGGCCTGCGGGGCTGGTCTTCACCAAGGTGCCGAACGTCATCGACGCCTTCGATCGTGGCGCGCTGATCCGTACCAAGGGGGGGCGGAAGTTCCTCGCCATTCCCACCGGCTTCAACGCAGCGCGCGGCAGGCGTGGTCGCGGCGAGAGGGGCATGCGCGTGACCCCGGCACAGATGGTCGCCTCCGGCCAGGCCTTCCTCCGGCCCTTCAAGTCGGGCCGCGGCTTCGTCTGGTGCCTGCCGCTGCGCCAGGGCGAGGGGGCAGGCCGGCGGCGACGCACCCGTCTCGTGGCTGGCGGCGTAACGGAAGTCGGCACCGCCAATCGCAAAGGGCGCGAGGCCTGGGCACGCGGGCTGCTGGAACAGGGGATGGTGCCGATGTTCCTGCTCCTGCCCCAGGTGAAGCTCGCCAAGCGGCTCGACGTACGCGGTGCCGCGGAGCGCGGGCTGCGTCGCCTGCCGGGGCGGTTTGTGGCGGCCTGGGAACGCGAGAGCGGGAGGGCCGCATGAGCACGCGCGAGACCGCCATCGCCGCGCTGCACAGCCGGCTCGTAACGTCGCTGGCGGCCAGGAGCCCGGCGCCGGTCGTGCTCCGCGGGGAGACCGTCCCGCAGCGCATCCCCGCTGGCGGGCTGGTGGTCGTCCGCGACGGCGAGACGGTGGAGGAGACGCCGATCCTCTCGCCGCTCGCCTGGCAGATCGAGCATCGCGCCGAGGTCGAAATTACCGTCGCCGGCACTACCCCCGCCCTGCGCAACACGCTGCTCGATGCGCTGCTGGTGGACATCGCCGCGGCCATCGCTGCCAACCGCACCCTCGGCGGCGCCGTCGAATGGGCGCAGCCCGGCAGCGCCTCCTTCGAGGATGTCGAGTTCGAGGGCGCCGCCGCGGTCCGCGCCGCCGCCATCGCCGTCACCCTGTGGTTCACCGTCGCCGGCTCTCCGCTGGCCTGATCCCGCTCCAGGAGAAAGCCCATGCCCCGTGCCATCGGCGCGAATTGCCGCCTGCTCATGCTGCCCGAAACCGTCTACGGCACCGCCCCCGGCAGCAACTGGCGGCGCATGCCGTTCCTGTCCTGCGACCTCGGTGCTGAGCAGCCGCTGCTGGATGCCGACGTCATCGGCGTGGGCAGCAACCGCGATCCGGCCGCGCCCTTCCTCGACACGGTGACCGTCGCCGGCCAGGCGGTGGTGCCGGTCGATCTGATCAACATCGGCCACTGGCTGCGGCTCCTGCTGGGCGCACCCACCACCACCGGCACCACCAACTTCATCCACACTTTCGGCTCTGGCGCGGCGTCGCTGCCGAGCAATGCGATGGAGATCGGCTATCCCGATGTCCCGTCCTTCGACGTCTGCACCGGTGTGCGCGCCGACACGCTGGAACTGGACTTCACGCCGACCGGCGCGGCGACGGCGACCTTCGGGCTGCTGGGCCAGGGCTCGGTGCGGACCGGCGCGACCTCAGGCGGCACGCCGACCAGCGCGGCCTATACCGCCTTCAACAAGGCCCAAGGATCCATCACGCGGAGCGCAGCGGCGCTGGCGCAGGTTACCGGCGCGCGGCTCACCTATGCCAACGGCATGGAGGCGGTGCGGACCATTCGCGCCGATCGCCGCGTGGAGGGCGTGGATCCCGGCATCGCGCGCTGCACCGGTCAGATCACCGTGCGCTTCGAGAACACCACGCTGCTCGCCCAGGCGCAGGCGGGCACCTCGGCGGAATTTGCGCTCGCCTTCACCATCGATGCCAACCGCAGCCTGACCATCACGCTGCACGAGGTCTATCTGGCGCTGGCCAAGACCCCGATCGAGGGGCCGGCCGGCGTAGAAGCCGGCTTCGATTTCCGCGCCGCCTTCAACGCAACCGCCACCCGAATGATGACCGCCGTGCTGCGCAATCAGCAGGCTGCAACGGAGTACGCATAATGCTCACCCTCGACCTCCCGGTCGAGCCGTACTGGCTCGACCTGCCGCGCGGCGTCCGCGTGGAAATCCGCCCCATCACCACGGCGGTCATGGCCGCGGCCCAAGCCGGCTCCGCCCGTCGTCTCGGCGCGCTGCGAGCCGCGGAGGCCGAGCTCGACCCCGACATGGCGCGAGGCCTGGCCTTCGCCTTCCTGGTCAAGGCGCTGGCCCGCCACGCCGTCACCGCCTGGGAGGGCGTCGGCGACGCCGCCGGCCAGCCGCTGCCACTCTCGCCCGAGGCGGTCGAGCGGCTGATGGACATGGACCAGATCGCGGCCGCCTTCTGGGACCGCGCCACAGGCCCGGTCGCTGCCGTGGCCCTGGAGGGAAACGGCTGAGGGCCAGGGCCGAATGGCACTTCGGCCAGGGCCCTGACTACTGCCGCGGCTGCGCGGCCCTGGACCGCGACTGCGGCCTCTCGTGTCCCTACGCCGCCCACGCCCCCGCCAGCGTCGAGGGAGCCGCGTGCTGGGCCGCCAGCACCACCTGCGCGACGGCAACGATGGCGGGCCTCGACCTCGACATGCCGGCGGCGCTCGCCACCGCCCGCGAGATGGGCGTCTGCGGCTGGGCGGCAGCGGAACTCCTGTTGGCCATGCGCATGGGCCTCGCCGCCGGCAGCGCCGCGCGCCGCACTGATCCCCCCGGGTCCTGACCACCACACTGACGCAGGAGGCGTGACGCATGGCGGATAGCACGCGCCGCGTCTCCGTCCGGCTGTCGCTGGACGATGCCGCCCGGGTCAAGCAGGAGCTGCGCGAGGTCGGCGAGACCGGCCAGCGCAGCCTGGAGCGCATCCAGGGCGGTGCCGATCGCGCATCCCGCGCGCTAGACCTGCTCGACGTCGCCGTCCGCGGCGTGCAGATCGCCGGCCTCGCCGCCGGGTTGCGCGCCGTGGTGGTGGCCGGCGACGCACTCACCCAGTCCATGGGCCGGCTGAACACCGCGCTGGGCTCGGTCGAACGCGCCGGCGAAATCTACGACCGGCTGTATCGCGACAGCCTCCAGACCGGTGTCGCCGTGCGCGAGAGCGTGGACGCCTTCGCCCGCTTCTCGATCGCCGCCCGTGAGATCGGCGCCACCTCTGACCAGGTCGCCACGCTCGTGGGTGGCTTGCAGCGCATCGCCATCGCGTCTGGCGCGTCGCAGCAGGAGATCGCTTCCAGCACCCAGCAGCTCGCCCAGGCGCTGGCGTCGGGCACGCTCCAGGGCGACGAGCTCCGCTCCATCCTGGAAGGCCTGCCCACGCTGGCGCAGGCGCTGGCGCGCGAGCTCGGCGTGTCGATCGGCGAACTGCGCAAGCTGGGAAGTGAGGGCAAGCTCACCGCTGACACGGTGTTCCCGGCGCTGCTGCGGGCCGTCGAGCGGCTGAATGGCGAGTTCGAACGCGCGCCCCTCTCCGTCGGCCGCGCCTTCGGGCAGCTCACTGCCGCGGCTGACCAGTTCCTCGCTCGCCTCGACCAGGCGATCGGCTTGTCCAACGCCCTGGCCCGTGCGCTGTCCGGTGCCGCCCGCGTGCTGGACGGGGTGCGCCGCGGCTCGGGCCTGCTGCTGCCCAGCGAGCAGGAGGCCGACCGCCGCGCCCAGGCCGAGGCCCTGCGTGCACAGATCGCCCGCCTCGAGGCGGAGAATGACGGGCGCGACAGTCTGCGCTCGCAGCCCCGCCGTGGTTCGATCCAGGGCGGCTTGGTCGGCACCGCCCAGCAGCAGGCCGGCGTGGATCGCTCCGCTCGGCTGGAGGAGCTGCGCCGGCAGTACCAGGAACTCCAGGAGGAGATCACCCGCGGCGAGCAGGCCGCCGGCGAGCGCCAGCGCACCGAGCAGGAGGCCGCGGCCGGCCAGGCGGCCGAGGCCCGGCGCCGCCGCACCGCCGCGGATGCCGAGGAACTGCGCAAGGCACTCGACGATCGCTTCCGGATCAACAGCGAGTACGAGGACCGCGTCCGCCGCCTGCGCGAGGCCGAGGCCGCCGGCGGCATCACCGCTGCGGACCGCACCCGGCTGGAGACCCTGGCGCTGCGCGAACGCGACGAGGCGCTCCGCCGCATCGAGGGCACCACCCGCCGCGTGGCGTCCATCCCGCGCCCGGACCGCGAGGCCGAGCGCGAGATCAACGACATCATCCGCGAGCGCGAGCGGCTGATCCAGGCCAACGAGAATGCCCAGGAACGCTACACCCGCCGCCTGGAGACCCTCGGCCGCCTGGTCGAGCGCTCTGAGCGCATCGGCCAGCCCATCCCCGACGAGACCGTCTCCCGCGAAGCCAATGCAGCGCTGGAGGAGTTGGAGCGCAGCCAGCAGCGCGTCCAGCAGGCGACCGAGCGCACCAGCAACACGGCGCGCGAACTCGGCCTGACATTCTCCTCGGCCTTCGAGGACGCGATCATCAAGGGCGAGAGTTTTTCCAAGGTGCTGCAGGGCATCCTGCAGGACATCGCCCGCATCGTGGTCCGGCGCACCATCACCGAGCCGCTCGGCACGGCGGTGACCTCCAGCCTGGCCGGCTTTGATTTCGGCTCGATCTTCTCGGGGCTGGGCACGGCGCTGGGCGGGCTGTTCCGCGCCGAGGGCGGGCCGGTGGCTGGTGGCCAGCCCTACATCGTCGGCGAGCGCGGGCCCGAATGGTTCGTGCCCAACCGCAGCGGCACGGTGCTGCCCAACGGCATGGCGCCCGGTGGGCCGGTGATCAACCAGAGCATCACCATCGATGCGCGCGGTGCCGATGCCGGTGTCGAGGCGCGGCTGCGGGTGCTCTCGGCGCAGATCGTGCGCCAGGCGAGTGCGGCGACGCTCGACGCGATCCGCCGCGGCGGCAGCGCCACCTCCATCGTGCGGGGCTAGGGTCATGACGGAATATGCCTGGCCCGCCACGCTGCGGCCGTCGCGGCTGAGCTTCTATCTGCAGCACAACACGCTGCGCTTCGTCTCGCCCGTCACCCGCGCCACGCAGGTTCTGCGACGGGAGGGCGCGCGCTGGGTGGCGGAGGCCAGCTTCGAGCCGCTCGGCCGCGTCCAGGCCGGGGTGATGGACGGGCTGCTGGCGGCACTGGCGGGATCCGCCAACACGGTGCGCATCTGGGATTGGCGGCGCGAGTACCGCACCGGTGATCCGCGCAGCCAGGGCGACGTGCCGACTGGGCCGTACTCCTTCTCGGACGCCACCATCTTCACGGACGGCACCGGGCTGGTGGTGGGGTCTGGCAATCCGTCGCTGGCGGCCGGCGCACCTCGTGGGGCGCTGTCCATCGTCACGCAGGGCTGGTGGCCGAGCACGGTGGCGGTCGGTGCGGGCGACTACATCGGGCTTGGCGGCCGGCTCTACATCGCCACTGCCGCGGTCGCCGCCTCCGGCGCGGGCACCGCCAGCATCGCGATCGCGCCGCCGCTGCGCGCCGCGGTGGTGGTGGGCGAGCCACTGATCCTCTCCCTGCCAAGCGTGCCAATGCGGCTGGTGTCGGACGACGAGGCGGCGAACCCGACGCGGCCCGGGCCCTTCGCCGCCGTCACCATCCGCATGGAGGAGGCTTTGTGATGTCCGGCACCCCACGCCTCAGCAACCAGGCCGCCTCCGCCGCCACCGCACCGATCGCAACACCGGTGGTCCTGGTCGAGCTCGATTTCGCCACCGGCCCCTTTCGCGTCTGGACCGGGCTCGGGCCGCTCGACTGGGCGGGGAAGGTCTTCGAGGGTGCCGGCAGCATCGGCGCCATCTCGGATGTGGAGGAGACGGTGGAGTTGCGCGCCGTGCGGCTCACCCTCGCGCTCTCGCCGGTGCCGCAGGAGGTGGTGGATATCGCGCTGGCCGAGCGCAGCTATCGCCTGCGGCCGGTCACGCTGTGGGGCGCGCTGCTCGATGCGCAGGGGGCCTTCGTGGCGGACCCGTTCCCGCTCTGGGCGGGGTTGATGGACACGATGGAGGTGACCGACGGGGCCGAGCCCTCCGTGGCGCTGGCTTGCGAGAGCCGGCTGGTCGACCTCGAGCGTGCCGAGGTGCGGCGCTACACCGACGCCGACCAGCAGGCCGAGTATCCCGGCGATCGATTCTTCGAGTTCGTGCCGGCGCTCCAGGAGGCGGAGATCCGACTGCCGAACCAGTGAGCCGGCTGCCGGACTGGCCGGAACGGCTCGCGGCGCTGATCAACGCGGCTGAGCACCGGCCTTTTGACGCGGCACGCTGGAACTGCGGGCGCTTCGCCATGGCGGCGGTGGTGGCCTCCACAGGGCGGCGGCCGTCCTGGCAGCACTGTCCCACGCTCGCGGCGATGGCCGACACCGCGGGCTATCCGCGCGTACCGGTGCCGTTCGCCCGCGCTGGCGACGTGGTGCTGGCCGCCGACCCGGACCGCCTCGGCGTCGTGCTGGATGCCGGCCGCGCCGCCTTCGTCGGACGCGCGGGATTGCTGCACGCGCCGATCACGTCCTGCGCCGTGGCGTGGCGCATCGGCTGGTGAGGGACTGACAGACCATGCCCGTCGCCATCCCCTTCATCGCTGCCGCCGCGGGCGCCGCCGCCTCCGCCGTCATTGGGGGCGGCGTCCTGGGCGCCGTGGCCGCCGCCGGCGCCGCCCTGGTGGTGTCCGCCGTCGGTGCCGCCGTCTTCCGCCCCAAGTCGCCCTCCGCCGCCCGCAGCGCCAACGTCACGCCAGGGACCGACACCGGACCAGGCTCCGGCTTCGATCCCCGCACGCCCGGCGCCGGCCGCACCCAGTCCTTCCGCCAGCCGATCACCGAGCACCAGATCGTCTTCGGCCGCTGCCGCACCTCCGGCCCCGTGGTGTTCCTGCATTCCGCCACCGATGACGAGGGTCGCGCCGACGGCTTCCTGCACGTCGTCGTGGTGCTGGCCGCGCATCGCGTCCGCGCCATCGGCGAGGTGTTCCTCAACGGCACCGCCTCGACCGACGCGAAGTTCGCCGGCCTGCTGCGCATCGACCGCGCGCTCGGCGATCCCGGTCAGGCCGCCAATGCCAATCTCGTGGCAGACACGGGAGGCCAGTGGACCGCGGCGCATCGCGGCCAGGGGCGCGCCTATCTCGCCGTGCGGCTCAAGCTGCGGCCCGAGGCCTTCCCCTCCGGTGCCCCCAGCCTATCCGCCATCGTCGAGGGGACGGACACCATCCTGGATCCGCGCACCGGTGCCACCGGCTGGTCCGACAATCCGGCGCTGTGCCTGGCCTGGTACCTGACCTCGCCCTTTGGGTGGCGCGCAGCCTGGGCGGATATCGACCTGCCGGCGCTCATGGCCGCGGCCAACATCTGCGACGAGATCATGGGCCGGCGCGATGCCACCGCCGAGCGCCGCTACACGGTGAACGGTGCGGTCACCCTCGGCGAGGGCAAGATCGCCATCACCCGCAAGCTGGTCGCCGCCATGGCGGGCGCGCTGGTCGTGTCGGGCGGCCGCTTCTACATCCACGCGGGGGCGCCGGCGCTGCCGGCCGCCACGCTCACCTCGGATGATCTGCGTGGCGACGTCACCATCGTCGGCTCGCGCCCGCGGCGCGATCTCTTCAACGGGGTACGCGCCGTCTATGTCGAGCCCGCCGCGGCCTGGCAGCCGACCGATGCGCCGCCGCTGCTCGCCAGCAACTACGTCACCGAGGATGGCGGTGAGGCGATCTACCGCGACATGGAATTCCCGCTCACCACCTCGGCCGCGACCGTGCAGCGCCTGATGAAAATCGAGCTGGAGCGCAACCGCCGCCAGCGCGAGGTGGCGATGCAGGCCAACCTCTCGGCACTGCGGCTGCGGCCATGGGACGGCGTGACGGTGGCGCTGGAGCGGCTGACGCCATTCCCGGCGCGGGTCACGGGCTGGGCACTGGCGCCAGATGGCGGGGTGAACCTGCAATTGGCCGAGGAGGATCCCGCCGTCTGGGCATGGAACCCGGCAACGGATGAGCGCGCGACGGGGCAGAACCCGTCCGTGGTGCTGCCGAATCCAGGCGTGATCGCCGCGCCTGCCGCGATCCTGGTGGAGACGCCGATCGGGACGTCGTTCACAGCGATCGCGGTGTCCTGGTCCGCAGTGGGCTCGGCCTATCTCGCCGGCTACGAGATCGAGCTTCGGCCGGCCTCGGTGGCGGTCTGGCAGGGCTACGCCGGCGGGTTCGGCGCCACCGCCGTCGCCATTCCCACGACTGAGCCGACCGCCTTCCGAGCGCGGGCGCAGGCGCGCAGCGGGGCGGTGTCGGGCTGGCGCGAGGCGCTGGTCCCGGCCGACGCCTCGGGCCTGGCCGCGACCGGTATTGTTGGCGGCGTGCGCCTATCGGGCGGCTTTCCCGCGGACGGGGTGCGGCTGCAGGTGTTCGAGGCGAGCAGCGCCAGCCTCGCCGCCGCCACCAAGCTGGCCAGCGAGCCGACCGCACTGCCCTGGGACCGCATCGGCCTCACCACCGGCCAGGCCCGCTGGTACTGGCTCCGCAGCGTCTCGGCCGAAGGCAACGTCTCCGCCTTCGCCGGTCCGGTCACCGCCACCGCCCTCTGATCGGAGAACGCCATGCCGGCGCGCATCGACGACCTGCTGGTTCTCAACGCCAACCTCAACAAGAGCGACTTCGCGAAGTATCTGCGCGACCGCGAGGCCGTGCTGCCGACCGACTTTGGCGGGCTCGGCGATGGCGTGGCGAACGACCGCACCGCCATCCAGGCCTGCTTCGATCGCGCCGCGGCAGACCAGAAATTCGCCGTCATCCCGCCAGGCACCTGGAACGTGGGCAGCGGCGTGACCCTCGGCGGCGGCGCCCGCGGGCTGATCATGCGCGGCGTCATCCGCTACACCGGCGCGGCCAATGCACCTGCCACCGTGCTGACGCTGGGCGATGGCGGCACCACGCGCAACGGCGAGAAGCTCTATGCCGGGTTACAGGTGGTGCGGCAGACGCAATCCGACTGGGTTTCGGAGTCCGACATCGGCATCCTGGTCCGCAACATCGACGCATCCGTGGTGGAGCTACGCCTGGTCTCGGGCTTCACCATAGGCATGCGCACGCTGGGCGACGGCCGCGGCGTCGAGGACAGCACCTTCTACCTGCTGCGCATCCTGAACAACCGCTACGGCCTCGATATCCGCGCCGAGACGGCGACGGCTTGGAACACATCGGTTCGCTACTATGGCGGCCACTTCGCCCTCGCCACCGGCATCAACCCGACCATCGACCGCTTCGGCATCCGCTTCTCGCGCGGCGCGGGCGGCTACAACAACCACAACCGGCACGTCTTCGACGGGCCGAACTTCGAGCTGCGCCAGCTCGACCCGAACGTCGCCATTCCCTTCCTGAACGAGACGGACGGCACCGCGATCATCGGCCGCGCGCTGCGCATGGAGGCCTGCTCGCCGATCGTCGCGCGGCACACCGGCAGTGCGACCGACTGCGAATACGAGGTGGCCTGGGCCAATACCTATGCCGTTCGGATGGATTACACCTCGACCGCGGACCGCGCCGGCAACGCGGTGATCAACCGGCACCGCGCGCCGGCGTCGCGGCTGCTGCGCGTGCTGGAGGCGGTTCCGAACCTCCGCGCCGCGGCCTTCCGGCAGAGTGGGACCGAGATCGGCGTGGAAAGGCTGGCAACGGTGGCGACCTCGACCACCGCGGCGACCACGCTGGCCGGGCTGTGCTTCAACGGGCTGGATGGGATCGCGGCGACGTCCCGCGGGCTGTTGCTGGACGCCAACCGGGGCATGGCCTTCGTGGTGGATACCTCCTCGGCCAAAGAGTTTGCGCTGGCGCATTGGCTGGTCGGAGGGGTCGATGGCGGGCGGCTCTTCGTGCGGGTGTTCGATGGCGCCGCGAATGTGAGGGAGAACATCGCCGGCGATGTGCTGGCCTCCGGCACCACCATGCAGTGGAACAGCCCGGCGAAGGGGTGGAACGCGGGCGCGGTGATGGCCGACGCCTCGTTGAATCGGCGGCAGACCATCCGGGTGGGTGCGGGCGTAGCCTTCGCGCAGGTGGGGATCGTGGGCTTTGACGGCCAGATCGAGCTCGAGGCGCTGAGGCTGTTCGGCCTTCCGGAGGCGGCACCGGCGGTGCTGTATGCGTGCCCCTCGGTGCCGGTGGGGACGCGCAGCCTGGCGCTGGAGACGTCCTGGGACCTGCCGAGCCTCACGGCAGGCGCGACGGCCAACATCGACGTGACCGTGCCTGGCGCGCGACGTGGCGATTATGCCGACGCCTCGCTCGACACCAGCAGCATCGCCTTCGTGCTCGACTGCCATGTGTGGTCGAACAACAGCGTCCGGGTCACCGCGCGGAACGTAAGCGCGTCAACAGTTGATCTCGCGGCGGCGGGTCTGTCGGTGCAGGTGACAAAGCGGCGCTTTCCGTAA